GAGGATTCCAAGTATAACAAAAAGGCGGCAGACTATGCCGTCTCTTTTATTGAATGCCTCAGCCACACCAAAGGCACCTGGGCAGGAAAGAAATTTGAACTTCTGGACTGGCAGGAACAAATTATCCGTGACCTGTTTGGAATCTTAAAACCGAACGGCTATCGGCAATTCAACACGGCTTACATCGAGATTCCGAAGAAAAATGGCAAATCAGAGCTTGCTGCTGCCGTCGCTCTGCTATTAACTTGCGGTGACGGTGAAGAACGTGCCGAGGTTTACGGCTGTGCTGCCGACCGCCAACAGGCTGCCATTGTATTTGATGTGGCGGCGGATATGGTGCGAATGTGTCCTGCCCTTTCCAAGCGAGTGAAAATTTTGGCATCACAAAAACGCATCGTATACCTTCCTACAAACAGCTTTTATCAGGTGCTTTCCGCCGAGGCATACAGCAAACACGGCTTCAATATCCACGGGGTCGTGTTCGATGAACTTCACACGCAACCGAATAGAAAGCTTTTTGATGTTATGACCAAAGGTTCCGGTGATGCGAGAATGCAGCCTTTGTATTTCCTGATTACCACAGCCGGAACGGACACCAACAGCATCTGCTATGAAGTTCATCAAAAGGCAAAGGACATTCTGGAGGGCAGAAAGCATGATCCGACTTTCTATCCGGTCATTTACGGTGCAGATGAATCGGAAGATTGGACTGACCCGAAGGTTTGGAAAAAGGCAAATCCAAGTCTGGATAAGACCATCGGCATGGATAAGGTGGTGGCTGCGTGTAATTCTGCAAAGGAAACTCCCGGTGAAGAAAATGCGTTTCGGCAACTGCGTTTGAATCAGTGGGTAAAACAAGCGGTGCGTTGGATGCCGATGGAAAAATGGGATAAATGCAAGGTCGTTTTTGATGAATCCGAACTCGAAGGAAGAATCTGCTATGGTGGACTCGACCTTTCCAGTACAACAGATATTACAGCTTTTGTTTTGGTATTTCCTCCAACAGATGATGACGAGCATTATTACATTTTGCCTTACTTCTGGCTGCCGGAGGAAACTTTGCCGCTCAGAGTAAGACGTGACCATGTCCCATATGATGTGTGGGAACGGCAAGGCTACCTGAAAACGACTGAGGGAAATGTGGTTCACTATGGTTTTATCGAAAACTTCATCGAGGAATTGGGACAGAAATTCCATATCAAAGAAATAGCATTTGACCGCTGGGGAGCTGTGCAGATGTCACAGAATCTGGAAGGGCTTGGATTTACGATGGTGCAGTTTGGTCAGGGTTACAAAGATATGTCACCACCGACCAAGGAATTGATGAAACTGACCCTGGAACAGACGCTTGCCCACAACGGACATCCTGTCCTCCGTTGGATGATGGATAATATTTTCATTCGCCGTGACCCTGCCGGAAACATCAAGCCGGACAAAGAAAAATCCACAGAGAAGATTGACGGTGCAGTTGCCATGATTATGGCTCTTGACCGTGCAATTCGCTGTGGATGTGTTTCGGATGAGTCGGTTTATGATACGAGAGAGATGCTGATATTATAATAAGGAGCGTGATTTTATGGGGATTTTCAGCGGACTATTCAAGTCCAGAGATAAGCCTCAAAACAGCTATGATAGTCCATCATACACATACTTTTTCGGTAGAAGCAATGCAGGAAAAAGAGTCACCGACAGAACAGCCTTACAGCATATTGCGGTGTATGCCTGTGTGCGGGTTCTGTCAGAAGCAATTGCACAGCTGCCGCTTCATGTGTACAAATACAACGATAGCGGAAAAGAGCGAGTGCCACAGCATCCGCTTTATTTTTTACTCCACGACCAGCCAAATCCTGAAATGACTTCTTTTGTTTTCCGAGAAACCTTAATGTCACATCTGCTGATTTACGGCAATGCCTATGCACAGATTATCCGAAACGGCAGAGGTGATGTTTTAGGGCTATACCCTTTGATGCCTGACAAAATAAAGGTTGACCGTGATGAGAAAAACCGCCTGATATATATTTACAGCCGTTACGATGAGGCAAATCCGAATCTGAAAGAACAGGGCGACATCGTTCTTTATGCTGATGAAGTCCTGCACATTCCGGGTTTAGGATTTGACGGACTGGTTGGATATTCGCCGATTGCACTTGCGAAAAATGCAATCGGCATTTCTATTGCCTGTGAAGAATATGGAGCATCGTTTTTCGGAAACGGTGCAAGTCCGTCAGGTGTTTTAGAACACCCCGGAGTGATCAAAAATCCGGAACGTGTGCGTGATGCTTGGCAAAGAGCCTATGGCGGAAGAAACGCCCACAAGGTCGCAGTTTTAGAGGAGGGCATGAAATTCACCCCCATTGCAATTCCAAACAATGAAGCACAGTTTCTGGAAACACGAAAGTTTCAGATTGAGGAAATTGCAAGAATGTACAGAGTGCCGCTTCATATGATTGGCGACCTTGACCATGCAACATTCAGTAACGTAGAACATCTGTCATTGGATTTCGTCAAATACAGCCTTGACCCTTGGATTGTTCGATGGGAGCAGTCCTTACAAAAAGCACTTCTTTCTGATTCGGAAAAAGGTCAGTATTTCGTGAAGTTCAATGTAGACGGACTTTTGCGTGGCGATTATGCTTCCCGTATGCAGGGATATGCTACAGCACGTCAGAACGGCTGGATGTCTGCTAACGATATTCGTGAACTGGAAGATATGAATATGCTTTCTGAGGAAGAAGGTGGTAATCTTTACTTGTGTAATGGCAGCTTTACAAAACTTTCTGAAGCGGGAAAATTTGCAAATCAAAATTCAGAAAAGGAGGAAAAAACCAAATGAAGAAATTTTGGAACTTTATCCAAAACGAAGATACATCGGAAACAGAGCTTTTGTTTAATGGCCCTATTTCAGAAGATACCTGGTGGGGCGATGAGGTCACACCTGCCCTTTTCCGTGACGAACTTTCAAAAGTAAGTGGAAATCTGACAGTCTGGCTGAATAGTCCAGGCGGAGATGTGTTTGCCGCAAGTCAGATTTATTCCATGCTGAAAAATCATAAAGGCAAGGTCACCGTAAAAATTGACGGTATTGCAGCCTCTGCCGCATCAGTTGTAGCAATGGCAGGCGATGAAACTTTGATTGCACCAACTGCCCTAATGATGATCCACGACCCCAGCACTTGTGCTATGGGAAATAAATCTGATATGGAAAAGGCTATCATCTTGCTTGATGAAGTCAAAGAGAGCATTATCAACGCCTACGAAACCAAATCTCATCTCAGCAGAAACAAGATTGCGAAGCTGATGTCCGATGAAACATGGCTCAATGCGAAAAAGGCTCATGAAATGGGGTTTGTAGACGGGATTCTGTTTGCAGAGAAGAAAGTGCCTGTTGTTCCTGAAGAGGAAGAACAGGATGAAGAAGAAAAAGAAGATACCCTGACTGCAATGACCTATTCCAAATCGAAGAATCTATCTGCATTCTTATCCAAAGTATCTGCATCAGCAGAATTCGTTACAGGTACACCAATTGACCAGCTTGAAAAAAGACTGGCATTACTGAAATACTAAGGAGGATTTTAACTATGGCTATGACAATTCAGGAACTCAGAGAAAAGAGAAAGAAGGTTTGGGATACTGCCCGTGATTTTCTCGACAGCAAGAGAAATGCAAACGGCGTGCTCAGCGAGGAAGATTCCAAAACATACGATGCAATGGAACAGACCATTGTTGACCTTGGCAAGGAAATTCAGCGTCTGGAAAGACAGGCTGAAATCGAAGCTGAAATGAACAAGGCAACTTCCACTCCTGTTCTCGGCAAGCCTGCCACACCGGACGTAACGAAAAAGGCAGGTACGGCAAGCGATACTTACAAGACAGCATTCTGGAACAGCATCAGAAATCGTAACTGGATCGATGTCCATGACGATTTGCACATTGGCACAGACGCAGAGGGTGGCTATCTTGTTCCAGATGAGTTTGTGCGCCTGTAAAAGGCGATGTTTACAGTAGATTAGGCTCTACACCGCACAGCAGAGCGGTTGTCAATCTGCCTAACCGATGACAGGAAACTGGACACGGGAACACAGCACGGCAGAAACGCAGGAAACGTCAAAAGGATATGAGGCGAGTAGTACCTGCAATGACAAGATAACATAAGGATAAGGCTGGATTGCCAAAGCAAAGGTTAGCTCCTTTTTCGTGGGAGGGTGTGGAAATTATCCTGAAACCACTCTCATGACCCCACCATAATATTGAATTCGTTATGGTGTCTGCTATAGGTCATGAAGCAAGCGTGAGAACACGTGAGATAAACCGAAATGATATCCGACAGTTATCACTTGCCTATAAGCATCGTTAAACAGGGATTGCCTAAGTGGAAATGCCGAAAGGCTATGTCTATTCGAGACTGAATATTCCATATGGCAACGGAGCTTCCGTAGTAGTCCGAGGTGGATAACGCCCACTACATGGCGAAGGGAAGCAGTTTGTTAATTCCAAAGTAAGAAGATGAAAGGGAGGAGAATCCTCATGAATCCAACATCGGAGATTTTGGAGCGTGTCAATAAAAGTTCCTCGGAACATCACGACGGAGTCTTTACAAGACTCTTTCGCTACCTTCTGAGAGAGGACATTTATTTTGCAGCTTACCAGAAATTATATGCAAACAGTGGAGCAATGACTCCCGGAAGTGACAACGACACTGCTGACGGTTTTAGTGCTGAATATGTGCATGAACTGATTGAAGAATTGAGGTCAGGAAAGTACAAACCGAAGCCTGTGCGCAGAGAATATATCAAGAAACAGAACGGAAAAATGCGCCCACTGGGTATTCCGTCATTTCGAGATAAACTTCTGCAAGAGGCGGTTAGAATGTTTCTGGAAGCAATCTATGAACCGTTATTTTATGACCAGTCACATGGTTTCAGACCGGAGAGAAGTTGTCATACAGCTCTCGACCAGATAAAGACAAATTTTCGTTCTGTAAAATGGTTCATAGAAGGCGACATCAAGGGTTGCTTTGACAATATAGACCACGCAGTGCTTATTAAAACGTTAGAAGTCAAAATCAAGGACAGCAGATTTATCAATATTATCAGAGCTTTCCTGAAAGCAGGTTATGTGGAAGATTTTCAATATCATACCACAATCTCCGGTACACCACAGGGCGGAATCATTTCCCCTATTCTGGCAAATATATACCTGCATGAGCTTGACCGGAAAGTCATGAAACTCAAGGAAAAGTTCGATAAGCAGTCTACACGACACCAGACACCGGAATATCTTCATTTAGCGAAAAGAAGGCAGACACTTCAAAAGAAGATTGACAGGGTAAAAGGTGAGGAACGTGAGCTTGCAATCAAGGAATATAAAGCGGTGTGCAATCAAAAATTGAAAACGCCCGCAAGAATGTCCGACGATAAAAAGCTTGTATACTGCCGATATGCTGATGATTTTCTAATTGGAATCAGCGGAAGCAGAGAAGACTGTGAAGAAATTAAAGAGATTCTGAGAGAATTTCTATCAACGCAGTACCATTTAGAGTTGAGTGCTGAGAAAACAAAGATCACACACAGTGCTGAACGAGTACGTTTCCTTGGTTATGACGTTGCGGTACGCCGAAGCCAGAAGATAAAGAAAAAGGCAAACGGTGTTAAACAAAGAACGCTGAATAACTCTGTAGAATTAACTGTACCTCTCGAAGATAAGATCATGCAGTTCCTGTTCAAAAACGACATCATAGAACAAAAACCAAACGGAGAAATCTGGGCGGTTTGCGTTCCAAGATTAAGACATCTTTCGGAAGTGGATATTGTGAACAGGTATAATGCACAAATCCGTGGCATTTGCAATTATTACTGCTTAGCAGCGAATTATGATAAGCTGAATTATTTCCGTTATCTTATGGAATATAGCTGTCTAAAGACGCTTGCAAGCAAAAGCAACAGCACAACGAGAAAAATCATCCAAAAATATCGTCATGATGGCAAATGGGCTATTCCCCATGAAGTTAAAGGCGGTATCAAATATGCAAAGCTTGTCTCGTTAGCTGACTGCAAAGCCGGTAAGTTGATGTCCGATAAAGACCCATGGCAATACAAATCCTTTGACCCGAAAAAGCTGTCACAATATGTGCGGTTAAGCGCAGGGGTATGTGAGCTGTGTGGTGATAATAGTGATTCCTGCTGTATTTATCATGCAGGTAAAATGAAGAATCTGAAAAGCACTACGGAATGGGGCAAGAAAATGCTTCACATGAGACGTAAAACGTTGATTGTTTGCCCGAAATGCTTCAAAAAGATTCACAGGGAACAAAATAAATGACATGTCAATAATGAATGGAAAGCCGTGTACATCGAGAGGTGTAAGCACGGTTTGGGAGGGGCTTTGTGCAAACCTGTCATCGAAAGATGATAAGGCGGCACACTGCTACCTCACGAACGAAAACTGGTGGAAGCGTTGGAGGAAGAGAGCATTTTCCGCCAGATGGCAACGGTCATCAAAACTTCCAACGGCGACCGCAAGATTCCGATTGTGACTTCCAAGGGCGAGGCTGTCTGGATGGACGAAGAACAGCAGTATTCTCTTTCTGATGATACATTTGGGCAGGCATCGCTCTCCGCATATAAGCTCGGTACGGCGATCAAGATCTCCGAGGAACTTCTGGGCGACAGCGTGTTCGACCTTCCGTCCTACATCGCCCGTGAGTTTGCCCGCAGAATCGGCGCAAAGGAAGAGGAAGCCTTCTTCATCGGTAACGGTACCGGTAAGCCTACCGGTATCTTCAATGCAACCGGCGGTGCACAGGACGGCGCGACTACCGCAGGTGCAAGCATCACCTTCGATGATGTGATGGAGCTTTTCTATTCGCTCCGCAGCCCGTACCGCAAGAAGGCAGTCTGGGTGCTAAACGATTCTACGGTCAAGGCACTCCGTAAGCTCAAGGACGGCAACGGCAATTACATCTGGCAGCCTTCCGTTGCGGCAGGTGTTCCCGATACGATTCTCAACCGTCCTTACAAGACCTCCAGCTATGTTCCGGAGATCGGCGCTGGCAAGAAGTGTATGGCATTCGGCGATTTCAGCTATTACTGGATCGCTGACCGTTCCGGTCGTACCTTCAAGCGCCTGAATGAGCTGTTCGCAATGACCGGTCAGGTCGGCTTCCTTGCAAGTCAGAGACTGGACGGCAAGTTGATTCTTCCGGAAGCTATTAAGACACTTACTATCAAGAAAGCGTGATGCTATGGTTACGCTGAAAGAAGCGAAAAACTATCTGAGAGTGGATTGTGAGGAGGACGATAGTCTGATTCAGAATCTGCTTTCCACAGCAAAAAATCTGGTAATGGACGTTGGCAGAATGGACGAATCAGCACTTGCTGAAAATGAAGATACCGTGCGGATTGCGATGCTTTTCGCACTTGGGTATCTTTATGAAAGTCGAAGTAATCCTGATTACAAAAAGCTGACCTTAAATCTTCGTTCAATTTTGTTTGCACAGCGAGAGGGTGTGATGTAATGGAAATCGGAACTCTGAATCAGAGAATTACCATTCTGGAACACAGGACTGTTATTGATGAAATCAGCAACCACATCACTAAATGGGAAGAAACATTCTCCCTATGGGCAAAGGTGACTGTAAAAACAGCAAGTGAAAACACTGATGTAGGGGTAACTAAAGAAGTACAGAAGCTTGAATTTCTTGTCCGTCAAACTCCTGCATCGCTGAACATCAACAGCACCAATTTCCGTATTCTTTTCAGGAATAACATTTACAATGTCACCGGAATTACTCCTTTATACGACCACAACAACTACATGAAAATTGAGGGTGAGATACGAAAGGCAGGTGCTTCCGATGACTTCAATTGATGCAATGGCTGATGAGATTATGAAAGGTCTGACAGATTATGCTGACCTTGCAGATACGTCAATGAAAAAGGCGGTCAGAAAAACTGCAAAATCTGTAAAAGATGAAATATCTTCAAACGCTCCAAAGCGAACAAGTGCATATTCAAAAAGCTGGACTGCAAAAAAGACAAAAGAAAACAGTCATTCTCTTGAAATGACTGTACACAGTAAAAATCGTTACCAGCTGGCACATTTATTGGAGAAAGGTCATGCTAAACGTGGCGGTGGACGTGTATCCGGCAAACCGCATATTGCTCCTGCAGAAGAAAACGGTGTGGAAATGCTTGAGAACCTCATAAAGGAGGCGTTGTCATGACTTATGAACAGATTGCAGAAATGATGGAAGAAATGGAACTTCCATTTGCCTACCATCACTTTGCTGAAGGTGAAAGTCCTGCACCACCCTTCCTTATTTTCTTATCTTCGGGAGAACACACATTTTCGGCAGATAACTATATGTATCACAGCTTTAAGCGGCTGGATATCGAGCTGTATACGGATAAGAAATCACCGGAAGCGGAAGAACACATCGAGGAAATTTTAAGGCAGCATCGCATTTTTTACAACAAGACAGAAGCATGGATAGAGTCTGAAAGGCTCTATGAAGTGCTTTACGAAACGGAGGTTTGATTTTATGGCGAACAAGAAAAACAAGGTTAAATTCGGTTTGCAGAACGTCTACTGGGCAAAAATCAATGAGTGGGGTGAAGATCCAGAC